CGCGCCAAACTGACCACAAAGCGGATCAAACAAGTTTTACCTGCAAGTGGTCTAGGGTGCGTTGTTGAACTTGGGGGGATTAGCAGCCGTTTTAAATGTATGCGACACCCAACGGAGTTTGAAAGTTATGCCAGAGTCCTGCAACACGGCATGGGATTTATTTTTTATGGCTTTTGTGAAAAATCGGAGCCTGATAGTTGGAGAATGGTATGAATGAACGAATTAAAAAACTTTTAAATCAGGCTGGAATCTATCAACCTGACCGGTTTGACGCTATTGACGGAAGCAATCAAATGGAAAAGTTCGCCAAGTTGACTGTGCAGCAGTGCATTGACAAAATCGAAACTTACCGTATTCCAGTTGGCAATAGTGCTAGTAATGAATTAGCTTGTGAGTGGACTTATGCTGCACTCCGTGAAATTAGGGATGATATAAAAGACACTTTTGGAATCACAGATGCCTAAAGCAGTAATATCAAACCGTATTTACATGGATAACCCTGGAGTAGAACATACCAAGCGGGTTATTAGTGCACTTACCTACAAAATCAAAAAAGACACTGGTGCTAAAAAGTTCAGTCCAATAGAAACAATCAAAAACTACAAAGTGCTGCCCAAAGGCATCCTCAGCATACCACAAGGTCGCCTAGACTTAGTACCCGAAGACTATGAAATCATTGATAAACGAGTGCTTGAGAATGTACCTTTCCCAACGCCTAAATTTGGTTTACGACCCGAACAACAGGTAGTATATGACCCAATCGACGATACTTGTTTCATCAACGCCTTGGTGGGGTGGGGTAAAACATTTACAGCACTCCATCTGGCACACAAGTTTGGACAAAAAACCCTGGTCATTACACATACTGCCGCTCTCAGAGACCAGTGGTGTGAAGAAATCGCCGTGTTATTTGGGCAAGAACCCGGCGTTATTGGTGGTGGACGAGTGGACTACGCCGACCATTTTATCACAGTGGCAAACATACAAACACTCAGCAAATGTGCGGGTGACTTGGCTAAAGAGTTTGGGACTATTATCTTGGACGAAGCCCACCACTGTCCTGCCACTACATTTGCACAAACAGTGGATTGCTTTCATGCCCGTTACCGAATCGCTCTTAGTGGCACAATGATTCGCAAAGACGGTAAGCACATTTTATTCGGCGATTACTTTGGACCACTAGTCTATAAGCCGCCACAGTCACATACACTAACACCCACAGTACACATTGTTAAAAGTGGCATTACACTCAAGCCAGGCGTAACTTGGGTGGAGAAAGTATCGGAACTGTTGGAGTCAGAAAAGTACCGTGAATTTATAGCTGCACTAGCCCTCATGCATATCCAAGAAGGTCACAGTGTGTTGGTTATTGCAGACAGAGTAGAATTTCTACACAAAGTAAAGGAATACATTGGTGAAGATTGCGCGGTTGTTACAGGCGATACCGAATACGAAGAACGACAACTTGTTAAGCAGCAAGTGCTTAGTGGAGAAAAGCGTGCCATATGTGGAAGCAGGCAAATCTTCTCAGAAGGCATATCTATTAACTCGCTTAGCTGTGTGATTCTTGCTGCCCCAATGAGCAACGACAGTTTGCTAGAGCAGATTGTGGGCAGGGTACAGCGTATGCATGACGGTAAACTAAATCCACTAGTAGTGGACATTAACTTTGCTGGCTATGCTGATAAAAAACAAAACAATGACAGACTTGCGCTTTACTTACGTAAAGGCTGGCAGGTAATAACGGTATGATAAATTTACACTTGTCAAACGTTGGTCAATGTAGTATAATATAGTCTTAGCAACACATTATGGCCTTATTCTTCAACTTAGAACTACTGGAGTCTGAAACCAACTGTGACCCTAAATTAATGCTACAAATGTTGGAACGGCATTCTGGCAAAAAACTAATACCGAAAAACCATCGCGACACAAATAATTACCGCAACCTTGTCGGACACAGTTTTTTACTAGACGCCGCTTCACTTTTTGATGACACCACGGATATAGCTTTTAAAGCACAATATATTCGACTAGCAGGAAGACGCGATTATAGCTTGTACAAATTGTACAAAGTTACCCACTTAGACTTGAGTTATTTCAAAGACCTAGACTTAGATACACTTGCACACAATCCCCTGCTCAAAATAACACAAAACAAAATATATTTCAAATACGAGAATTAAACAATGGCAATTTCATTTAAAAACACCAAAGGCAAAGCAATTTCCAACAAAGTTGAGGCTTTTGAGTACAAAGACGGCGAAAACACAGTCAGATTGATTGGCGGAGTTCTGCCACGTTACATCTACTGGCTCAAAGGCGCAAACAACAAAGACATTCCAGTTGAATGCTTGGCTTTTAGCCGTGACAAAGAAAAATTCGACAATGTGGAAGTCGATCACGTTCCTACCTACTTCCCAGACTTGAAGTGCAGCTGGTCGTACACAGTTAACTGTATTGACCCCAAAGACGGCAAAGTCAAAGCACTTAACTTGAAAAAGAAACTGTTTGAGCAAATTGTAAGTGCAGCCGAAGACTTGGGTGACCCAACCGATCCAGACACAGGCTGGGATGTTGTGTTCAAGCGTACCAAAACAGGCCCACTGGCTTTTAACATCAGCTATGACCTGAGTGTGTTACGTTGCAAGCCACGCAAGCTAACTGATGCTGAACGTGCTGCTGCTGCTGAAGCCAAGTCAATTGACGAAAAGTACCAACGTCCAACAGAAGCCGAAGTACTAGCAACCCTGATAAAAATTACCACAAACACTGACGACGGCGACGCAGGCGATGACGCTGCTCAAGAAGCTGTTAAAGAACTAGGTTGATATATGTAGCCCGCAATCCTGAAAAGCTTGCGGGCTATTCTTTCAGTAAATTATAATGGAAAAATATTTGCCCTCATACGAGGAAATTAACAGAATATTTGCCTATGATGAAAAAACCGGAATATTTACCAGAAAAATTAGTACTGCCAGGTGTACTAAAGTGGGGGATATTGCAGGGTATGTAAATTCCCAAGGCTATGTGATAATTAAATACTTGGGTGAGGCATATAAAGCACATAGACTTGCTTGGCTTATTAGCTATAAAGAATGGCCAGTTGGTGATATAGACCACATAGACGGTGTTAAGTCAAACAATGCAATAAGTAACTTAAGAGATGTTACTAGAAGTAAGAACTCTTTAAATACTAAAACTGTGTCCAAGAATAAAAGTGGCTATAGAGGTGTATCACTACACAACGGTAAATGGAGAGCAAGAATAATGGTTAATGGAATACAGACTATTATAGGTAGCTACGATACTCCAGAAGAAGCTTCTAAAGCCTATACAGAATATAAAAATAAATTATGAAAATACTTTTCACGGCTGACGTGCACATAAAATTAGGAAGTAAAAACGTTCCAGTTGCCTGGGCTAAGAATCGCTTCAAAATGTTTGTTGAGCAGTTTGCAGAAATGCAAGAATCAGCAGACTTGGTGATCATAGGCGGTGACGTGTTTGACAGACTACCAACCATGGACGAAGTAGAACTCTACTTTGACTTTGTGGAGTCATTTACCAAACCCACACTGATCTATCCAGGCAACCACGAAATGTTGAAAAAAGACACAACATTTTTAACAAACCTAAAAAGGTCCACACACCGACTTAACCCACTGGTAAGTGTAATTGACGATTACTACCAAAATTCCGGCTTTGACATTGACATTATTCCCTACAACAAGCTAAAAGATTACGAAAAGAATGGCAGAGCTTTTGTGGGCCGTATTCTTTGCACACACGTTCGTGGCGAGATTCCACCACACGTTAAACCAGAAGTAGACTTGGACATATTTGCCAGCTGGCAGGTTGTCTTAGCCGGTGACCTACACAGTTATGAAAACTCTCAAAGAAATATTCTTTATCCTGGTAGCCCTTATACTACTAGCTTTCATCGTGGACGGGTTGATACCGGTGCTATTCTGCTTGATGCTAGTAGCTTGGAACATCAGTGGCTTAAATTCAACTTGCCGCAACTCATTAAGCGAACAATTGCCGCAGACGAGACGCCAGTTCCCACAGACTTTGACCATACCATGTACGAAGTCCAAGGCGACATGCAAGAGCTTGGAGAATTAGCCGATAGTGAGCTTATTTCTTCAAAAGTTCTCAAACGTGATACTGATAGTGCACTAATCTTAGACCCCGAAATGTCGCTGGATGCAGAAGTTCGCGAATACTTAACTTATATCTTAGAATTACCAGAACCCACAATTGACAAGGTTCTCAAGGAGATGCAAAATCATGCAGAAAAACTCACCTAAATCAGCGCAAGTATGGTCACAAACAAACTGCCCTGCCTGCACCGAAGCCAAGCGACTGCTGGACTTACATGGTATTGCAATCGAAGAACGTATGTTGGGTATTAACGGCTACACTAAAAAAGACTTAATTGAGCTAGTTCCACAAGCACGCAGTGTTCCACAGATTTTTGTAGATGGTGTGTATGTGGGTGGCTTACAAGAACTAAAACGAAAACTCGCACATGATAACAATAAAAACACTAGCATGGTCTAATGCTTTCAGTTACGGCGCGGATAATTCTATTGATTTTTCCAATGCACAGCTAACGCAGCTGGTAGGCAAAAACGGCCATGGTAAAAGTTCTATTGCACTTATCCTAGAAGAAGTCCTGTTCAACAAGAATTCAAAGTCAATTAAAAAAGCCGATATTATCAACCGGTATGTTGACAGCAAACACTACGAAATCTCACTGGTGTTTGAAAAAGACGGCACAGAGTACACAATCAACACACGTCGTGGTAGTACTCAAACTGTTAAGCTGT